CAGCTCTTCTAAATACTTTTCTTTCTTGGCCTCATCTAGCTCATCGATAGGCTTATATTCCTGCATTTGCTCGATGCCGGCACGGGTAGCCTCAGCCATGTCAAGCGTCTTGCCGTCTTTGTCCATGACAAGGCGCAGATCGCACACTGTTTGAACGGCAACGCCGCCTTTCATATTGGCGCTACCACGCCCGTCACGCAGCCTATGCAGCGTGTCTTTGGCAATCAACTTGTCTTTGTCTGAAGCGCTTTTATCGTACAGCGTGTTAAAAGCTGCATCGATTAGCGGTCGGATGTGGGATTTTTCAAAAAGATCTTTGGCTCGATCTTTGGATCTTTGATTTGAGTGATGTCTGTATTGATGGCGTAATGCCCACGCCGGCACGTCATGTTTCATTGCGTCATATCCTCTCACTTGTGAGGATATGCGTATCAGTTGCGACGGATTACGTCAAGCCTACTTGTCGTATACTATCTCAACACCACGCAATTCGGGTCTGAATGATACAGCCACGCGGCTTGTTGCCCAGATCAATTTTTGATTCGTAAGACGTTTGCCAATGTATTTATTGTCGATTGTGTATAGGCCATCTGGCTCTGGATATAGGAAACCGGCAACGATTTGTTGTGGGTCATCGTCATCCTCAAACGGTATTGGGTTTTCCAACAAGCAATATGCCCAATTCATGATCGCTTTTTGGCCAATATATTTTTGTGTAATTGGTGAAAGGCATACATATTCAACAGCTGATGCCCAGTCATCCCAAATGCCGTGGTAATCACTATCCTTACTCCAAATTATCGCGGCAGTGTCACTTGCAAGAGTTGAACCATAGACCTTGCCCTTGCGCGCTGTTAAAAAATTTCTTTTTACTTTTTTGTCAGTTCTTAATGTACACTCAGCAATAATTGGTACGGGTGCGGCTTGAAACAACACATCATACGCTGTGCATCCAAGGATGTGCGCGTAATCTTCAGCCAGAGATAACGTCATGCCGATCTTGCCAGAAATGTGGCGTGACACTGTTTCTGGGGCTATGCCGCCGTTGGGCATGGATGCGCCGCACTCTTTTCTAGTCATGCCGGCGCGCTTGATACATTCTTCAAGATTGTTTGGCATAATCATCATTGTATCACCTTGTCCGTTTCCGTTAAATAGGATTTATTTAGTTAAGCCTCTGGACGGATTATGTCAAGTCATGTAATTAATGACGTATGGTTTTAGACACATTTCGCAGACAAAAGGGCTGGTCATACAGCGAGCTGGCCAGGCAAGTTGATGCTAGCCATGCCACGGTGGCGCGCCGCTGGTGCTTACCGTTTGGACATAAAGACCGGCTGATACCCAACGAGCTATTCATGGATCGCATTGTGCTGTTAAGCAACGGAGAGGTCATGCCAAATGACTTTTATCTCCGGCGTGACTGAAGATGAGCTGCAAAAACAGGTGGCCAGCTGGCTGCACTATGCGTTGCCGCCCGGTTGCGTATTTCATCATAGCCCGAATGAAGGCACACGCCATGTGGCGTTCAAGCAAAAGCTCAAACAAATGGGAACCAAGTTTGGCTGGCCGGATCTGGAGATATTTGTGCCAGCTGATGAAAGCAAGGTTGGCATCAGCACGTCGGTGTTTATTGAGCTCAAGCGTATAAAGGGCGGCAAGCTAACGCCTAATCAAGAAGAGATGCGGAGCCGGCTATTGCTGGCCGGGTGCCATTGGGGCTTGGCTCGGTCTGTGGAACAGGTACGCGATATTTTAGAGCCCATCGTCAAGCTGAGGGCCGGCATATGATGCTCGATGGCGACGGTACATGGCATAGCCGTCTGCGTTGGGGCAGATGCCCAAAGTGCGACACCACACTGCCCAGTCGGAAAGGCGCTCTTGTCGTGTGTAAAACATGCAGCCTGGGTATAGCGGTGAAGCCTTGCCATGACTGTAAAGATGGAATGATACGCCAGCCAGACGGCGATGGCTGCGTCGAATGGACAAGCTGTTACAGCTGCGATGGCAGAGGCTGGACATGATGGCTCACGTTGATTTGTGCAGTGGTATAGGTGGGTTTGCTCTTGGCTTTGAGTGGGCTGGATTATCACGCCCAGTGTTGTTTTGTGACAAAGAGCCATGGTCACGCAAGGTATTAGCAAAGCATTGGCCGGATGTGCCGATAGCAAAAGACGTAAAGGAGTTAGCGAGTGACCCAGCAAGACTTGTTCCAGACTGTGACATCCTTACAGCCGGATATCCCTGCCAGCCCTTTAGTGTCGCCGGAAAGCAAAGAGGCACGGAAGATGACCGCCACATCTGGCCGTTCATTAGCCAAATTATTGCACACAAAAGACCCGCTTTTTGCGTTCTCGAAAATGTTTATGGTCACGTTGCCTTGGGCCTCGACGAGGTGCTTGCTGACTTGGAAGCCCAAGATTACGCCACGAGGGCGTTTATTGTGCCAGCTTGCGCCGTCAATGCCCCGCACAGACGCGACAGACTCTGGATTATCGGAAAAAATGTGGGCAACTCCGAACACGATGGATCATCTGCCTCAGAGGTCAGCGGAAAGCATGGACAAGATGAAGCAAGGGGCGCGGAAGGGCAGAGCGCGTCCGAGCAATCTAAGGGAGCAAGTGAACCCGGACACGATGCGAATGTGGGCAACGCCAGCAGCGGCAGACGCAGTGGGAACGACAGGCGGCGGTCAGGGCAAGAGCTTGCGAACAGATGTCAAGATGTGGCCGACACCGACAGCGAACGAGGACGCTTGCGGCACACCGAATGGCAAGATGCAGAAGATGCTGGGCAACCACCCGGATATCAGGAACACCGGAGTCGGAACATTAAATCCCGAATTTGTCACTTGGTTGATGGGCTACCCAAGGGGCTGGACAGATTTGACGGATGGGAGCGAGAGCCAGCCGATATCCCAAGAGTAGCAACCGGGGTCAAAGACCGCAAAAACCGCTTGAAGGGGCTTGGGAACGCGATAGTGCCGCAAATAGCCATGCAGATCGGGCTGACGATTAAGGCGGTGCGTGATGAGTAGGCAAAAGGATGATTGGTATCCAACACCGCCAGAGGCTGTTCATGCGTTACTGAGCAATGAGCGGTTCGATAAGGTTATCTGGGAGCCGGCAGCTGGTGATGGCGCCTTGGCTGAGTGCTGTGATCTGGCCGGTTACGAGGTCATAGCGACAGATCTGAATGATTATGGTTATTGCCCAGCTGGCGTTGATTTTTTGATGGAACAGCGCCGGGCAGCTGATCATTTGATTACAAACCCGCCCTACAAGCTCGCTGAGGCGTTCATAAGCCATGCCATAGCACTAGGATGCACCAAACACGCCTGGTTGCTGCGTCTGAGCTTCCTAGAGGGCATACAGCGGTATTGGCGTTTATTCTCGATGAATCCACCGGCCAAAGTCTATGTGTTTGCCCGGCGCTTGACGATCTGGCGTGGTGATCAAGAGGTCACCGGCTCTGGCACCACAGCCTATGCCTGGTTTGTATGGGAAGCAGATCACCGTGATGACCCGGTGGTGAGGTGGCTGACATGACACAGGATAAAGCCATGCAGCTGGCACTGGCTGATTACCGCCGCTCAGTTATCGAGGGTATGGGGTTGTTTATGATTGCTGAATCCTGGGGCATCGAGCCTCGCCAGGTGGTGCGGCACAAGGATGGCTATGGATTGCTAACAGAGGGCTTTGTGTTGGCTGAGATGGCCGGGCAGATAATGGAGATGGATCTTGAGCAGAACACACTGGCCGCAGAGGTGCTTTATCTGTCGGGCATATCACGAGAGATTGATGGGGACGTGGGTGATATTGGGCAGCGGCAAGCTGGTGTGCGCCAATGATCGGTGCTGGAGAGAAGCAGTCAGGATTGCAAGTGACGCCCGTGACGTTGAGGGAAGCAAATGAATTTGTGTTGAATTTTCACAGACACAACAAACCAACACAAGGCGGCAAGTTTGCAATCGGCGCAGTGAATGATGGTGATCTGGTTGGCGTGGCGATTGTTGGCCGGCCAGTGTCTGCTACTTTGCAGGATAGTTTGACGGCAGAGGTCACAAGGGTCTGTGTGATTGATGGTGCGCCTAAGAATAGCTGTAGTTTTCTCTATGGTCGTTGCTGGCGTATTTGGCAACAAATGGGTGGCGAGCGCATGGTCACATACACATTGCAGAGCGAGAGTGGTTCAAGCCTGCGAGGCGCAGGGTGGCATATTAAAGGCGAGGTGAAGCCAGGTAACTGGGACAGAAAAAACAGACCGCGTGAATGGCAACCAATTTATGGACAGTTAAAATTTAGATGGGAAAGGGGGCTTGACAGATGAAACGAGTATCATGTAGCTCAGATTCCAAGCAGTCACAGCAATCACGGATTGCATCTGCTGATCAAAACATAAATAATTTACTTAAAAAACAGGCTCTGCTCTGCAAAGCACCGTATGTCCAAGCTATAGATAGATCTAAGATAGATCCTATTGCTGAGCTTGAACGTAGAGTTATGAAAAGGCTTAGACCTATATGTAGCTTAGAAGCGTTCAAAGAGCTGCAAAAAGCTATGCAATCCATGTCTGCATTAGATCGCGTTGATTATCTGCACAAGCTACAGGATAAGCTCAATGGAATTAAAACGAAGAATAACAGCCGAAGAATATAATCGCATAAGTGGATATAAAGCCGATCATTATAAACAATGTGGTTTAACAAAAGATTATTTCTTACGCACAGAGTTTCGCTCTGACAAAATTATTCCTACAAGAGGAGATCCTTGGATTCACACCACTGCTTATAAGGGCAAATAAAATAATGGACGTGGCTGAGCTTAACGAGCTGTTCATTGAAGCGGCAGAGACAGAGCGCAAGCTACCAGCTGCCATTCGCAAGCAAAAGATGAGCGCATGGCCAGACTATGTCATGGAATGGCATGGCTATGGGTACAATGCATTTGAGGCGCCCAGGCTGAAAGCTACGCCAGATCAGATCACAAGGTATGACAAGGCTGTTGGCCTGGCTGTTACCAAGCTCGATGAAGAGGACAGGCGCCTTGTCTGGGCTGTAGCTCACAGCGCTGCGTTTAGAGAGCGCGGCCCGTCATGGACAAAGCTCGCTAGGATCTTGCAGCTCAATGATCCAAGGATCGTCAAGCGGCGTTATAAGGATGTATTGATTAGGTTGTATTATGTGTTGTGACATAATTGGTCAAAGCACTTGACGCGAATGATCTAAAAGTAGTACAGATTCTTATACGCTGCACTATATGTTGCGTAAATCCTCCCTTAACTTGAACCTTACAAGCTGGCTCAGCCATGACATGCCTATGGCTGGGTCAGTTCTTTTGGATGGCAATGGCTAAACGACGCATCACAAAAACACAGATGACAACGATCTGCGAGCGGATTGCAGACGGGATTAGTCTGACACGCATCTGCAATGAAGATGATAGCTTGCCATCATGGCGTACAGTGCTGCGCCATGTTCAAGAGGATGAAGAGGCTTACACAAGCTACAGGACAGCCAGAGCTTTGCAGTGTGAGGTCATGCGTGATCAGATCATTGATCTGGTTGAAGCGCCATTGCCTGACGATCCCAAGCTGGCCATGGCTGAGGTACAGCGTAGACGGTTAGAGGCTGATCATAAGGACAAGCACATCAGGCAGATGCAGCCATTGGGTATCAGAGATAAGGCAGATGACAAGCAACAGCAGAGCGGAACAGTGACGTTGACGTGGGGCAATGCTGAAGCTGTAGTGGTTGGATCATAGTGCCGGTGCTGTCTGACTGTGACATTGGTCGCGCGCACGAGGCAGGCATAACCAGATTTTAGTTAACATTGATTTGTTTGGCACTGGCTTGGCACTGGGCTGGCTATGATCGTTACTGGCTGGGCGAGAGTGACGGGATATATACCTGTTGATGGGGGTGGCGATTATTTTTTTGACCCCCCTACCACCCCGAAAACCGGCCGCGTGTTCTATAGCGTATAATAACTTATCATGAGCCTGTCTCTCACATGAACATCGAGATCCCCTATACACCACGGCCTCTTCAAGCGCAGCTCCATGCCGAGCTAAGCACCAAGCGCTGGGGCGTCGTTGTCTTGCACCGACGTGCTGGCAAGACTGTCATGGCGATAAATCACTTGCTGAGAGAGGCTGTGCTTAATCCCAATACCAATCCGCGCTGTGCTTACATAGCGCCCACCTACCGGCAAGCTAAGGCGGTGGCATGGGATTACTTGAAGCAGTTCGCCGGCAAGATACCTATGACCAGGTTTCACGAGACTGAGCTTAGATGTGATCTACCGAATGGTGCCAGGATACAGCTGCTTGGTGCTGAGAACCCAGATTCACTCCGTGGAATATACTTGGACA